GAGAAATAACGCTACGTCCGTTCATCCCTTCGGGGACGCATGACACCACAGCATGGAACGGGGTTGTGGTATATGGAGATAACCATGAAAGAAGTTACTTTCGTATATCGTGGCGTTGCTTACAAAAGAGTAATCAAGTAGATCTTTGGGGAGGTGCGAATCCTCCCTACTCAATTTGGCTTTTTGCCCGTACGCGGATACCAATTAGCCGTCATGACGGTGGGATAGACCACAAAAACCTATGAGTCCAATTAAGACTCACCACTTTTCACGCGTGAAGACGAAGTAATATACCCTCAATTTTTAACGGAAAATGGCTCAACAGTCCACAGGGATGCAAGCCAGCGTTACTATGCCCGGTGCTGCCAACAGTGCTGGTGATAGACGTGCCTTGTATCTTAAATTATTTTCCGGAGAGATGTTTAAAGGATTCCAGCATCAAACAATAGCTAGGGATCTAATCATGAAGAGAACTCTTTCAAACGGTAAGAGTTTGCAGTTCATATATACAGGTCGTACATCTGCTGAATATCATACTCCCGGAAATAGTATCCTCGGTAACACCGATGGTACACCTCCAGTAGCAGAGAAAACAATCACAGTTGATGATCTTTTAATCTCAAGTGCATTCGTTTATGAATTAGATGAGACACTTGCTCACTACGATTTAAGATCAGAGATTTCAAGAAAGATTGGTTTCGCTCTTGCTGAGAAATATGACCGTCTTGCATTCCGTGCCGTAACTCGCGGTGCTCGTGTTGCAAGTCCTATCACAAAGTCTAGCTTTGTTGAACCCGGTGGTACTCAGATTCGTGTAGGTTCTACTACAAACGATTCTGACGCTTATAGCGCAACCAACCTAGTCAACGCTTTCTACGATGCAGCTGCTGCATTAGACGAGAAAGGTGTTAGCTCTGAAGGTAGAGTTGGTGTTCTTAACCCAAGACAATACTATTCACTTATTCAAAACGTAGGTTCTAACGGTCTAGTAAACCGTGATGCTCAAGGTTCTGCATTGCAGACTGGTAACGGCATCATCGAGATTGCTGGAATCAAGATCTATAAGTCTATGAATATTCCTTTCTTAGGAAAGTATGGTGTTGCTTACGGTGGAACAACTGGTGAAACATCACCTTCTAACGTAGGTTCATTTGTTGGACCAACAATGGAAGATGCTGAAGATTCAGACACAGGTATAAACAACGACTACGGTGCTCAAACTAACTTCACTAAGTCATGCGGACTTATCTTCCAGAAGGAAGCCGCTGGTATGGTTGAAGCAATCGGACCACAAGTTCAAGTAACTTCTGGCGATGTTTCAGTTATCTACCAAGGTGACGTTATTCTTGGTCGCTTAGCATGTGGTGCGGATTACCTAAATCCAGCTGCATCAGTTGAATTATACGTTGGTGCTTCTGCTCCTTCTGCATTCTAAGACTATTTATACGGGAGCTTCGGCTCCCTTTTTTTTAATTATATTATGGCTATTCCTACCACAAACTCTGCTAGTGAATTACCAGCAGTAAATCAAATATTGCAGACGGTTGGTCAAGCACCTGTAACGACACTCGATCAAACCAACCCAGACGTTGCGATTGCATACGATACGCTATTACAGGTGTCAAGGGAAATACAGTCAGAAGGCTGGACATTTAATAAAGAATTTAATTATCCGTTTACACCGGATGCTAATAAAGAAATACTTATACCAACTAATATTCTCCAAATAGATCTTGCTAGAGATGAATCAGTTAGTAGAAACTACGACGTTGTAAGAAGAAGTGGAAAGTTATACGACAGACGCAAACATTCATCTCAGTGGGATGACGTAATGAAATGTGATGTTGTTTGGTTGTTTGACTGGGTAGACCTACCACGTCCTATTCAAGATTACATAGTTTCTAGAGCTGCATGTTTTACGGTCAGCAGAATTGTTGGAGACGCAAACCTATACAAGATGTGTCAAGAAAAAGAAGCATACATGAGAGCTATGGCTCTTGAGTATGAATGTAATCAAGGTGAGTTTACTTTCTTTGGACATCCAAAAGATGGAAACTTCTACACCAGCTATGAACCTCATCACGCCTTACACAGATAATGCCTAATGTCACACAAACAGTTACTAACTATTTAGGTGGTGTATCTCGTCAACCAGATACAAAGAAATTACCGGGACAAGTTGTTGATGCTATCAACGCTTATCCTGACCCTACTTTTGGTTTAACAAAAAGACCCGGGTTTAAATTTCTCAAAAATTTGGGAAACGAAAATATATATGCCAATGCTAAATGGTTTTACATACACCGAGATGGAGACGAGAAGTATATAGGTTGTATTAAAAGTACAGCTATTTATATATGGAATGCTGCAACAGGTGTACAAGCAACAGTTACATACACAAACAATGCTAATACAAGTTATTTAACAGGAACTACTGCAAATGACTATGACGTATTAACTGTTCAAGATACCACCTTAATTACAAATAAAACAAAAACTATTACTACGCAAGCTGCACCATCGTTTACAGCTAATACTCTAGGAACAGTCAGACTACGTGCCGTTACTGTAGCTACAACTTATAGTGTTACAGTTAATGGTTCTACAATTACTTATACAACACCAAACGATTCAGCAGTAGCTGACACAATCCTGACAAACTTAAAAAATAGTATTGATGCTTTAAATATTTCTGGATTAACAGTTACTAGATTAGATACAACACTTGAACTTAGTAGAACAAGTGCATTTACCTTGTCTGGTAAAGGTGGTGTAGATAATGAAAGATTAGATACTTTTCAAAATCAAGTAGCTAACGTAACTCAATTACCAGATAGATCTTTACACCACAGAGTAGTAAAAGTTTTAAATACTGCTAGTGCTGATGATACATACTACGCCAGATTTATAGCTGACAATAGTACATCAGGCGTAGGTTACTGGGAAGAATTTATAGCTCCAGATGTGTCCCCCGGATTGACTGCATCAACTATGCCACATGAGCTAGTTAATACAGCAACTAACACATTTACATTTAGAGAAGCTACATACACTGCACGTCTAGTTGGTGATAATACAACTAACTCACACCCTAGTTTTGTAGGTAAAAAGATACAACAGGCTTTTTTTCATAGCAGTCGTCTTGGTTTCTTGGTTGATGATAATGTTTCACTTAGCCAAGCTAATGAGTTTTTTAACTTTTATCATGTATCTGCCAGAACACAGATAGCTTCTGACCCAGTTGATCTAAGTACATCTAGTATTAGACCAACACTATTAACAGGTGTCCTACCAACTGCACAGGGTTTGATCTTATTTAGTAAAAACCAGCAGTTCTTAATGTTTGCACCTAATGGTTTATTTACACCTACTACAACTATCATTCGTGGTATCTCAAACTATGAGATGGACATTAATATAGATCCTGTAGACAATGGAAGTAATATAAACTTTGTTAGTAAGACTCCCGGTTACACACGTATCTACCAAATGCGTACAGCTGGTCAAGAAATGAACCCAGTCGTATTAGACATTGGGAGAGTTGTATCAGAATATATTCCAAGTACCATAACCGATTTAATAGCTAGTCCACAGAACAGTTTTATAGCTATGTGGGGTACAAGTGCTAATGATGTTTATTTCTATAGAACATATAGTGATGGACAACAAGAAGTTATGCAAGCTTGGTTTAGGTGGGACTTACCCGGGAAAGTACAGACACTAGCAGTAGACTCAGACGTTATGTATGCCGTCACAATGCAAGGCGGACAATACACTCTATGCAGTGCCAGTCTTAACCAGACTCCAGAAGAATCTATTCTTGTAAACTCGGATGGAGATAAAATGAATCCTTGTGTGGACTTATATGCAACTGCTAGTTCAGTTGTTTATGACCAGACAGATCCATTTAATCCTTTTAGTAAATGTTATATACCTTTTAATAATGTAAGTGCTTTAAATCCAGTTCTTGTAATTGGAAGTGATGCTAGTGACCTACAGAACCAAACTTATGTGGAATCTGGATTTACTATCACACCTACCATTGCTACAGATGGCACAGGAACCTATTACAAAGTACCTTTTAAAAACTTAACGAGTGTAGCCAGCAAAGTTATTGTTGGTTTTAAATATACATTCGACGTTCAATTACCAACTACTTATTACACGCTAGACCCTAACGGAGTACAGACTGATTTCACAGCTAACTTAACTGTGGCACGAATGAAGTTTTCTACAGGTTTGTCTGGAGTATTAGGTTTTAAATTAAAACGAAATGGTGCTGCTGAATATAACGATGTACAGCCTATTGCACTAGCTAATTTCTATTTAGCTAATGACGTACCTCTGGCTAACCAGACGGTTGTAACAGTACCTATTCACCAACGCAATACAAACTTTGAATTAAAAGTTTCAAGCGATTCACCATTCCCTGTCTCATTGGCTTCGATGATGTGGGAAGGATATTACTCACCACGTTTCTACAGGAGGGCTTAAATGAGTGGAAGTAGAAGCTCGCAAAACAAAATTATTGAACATCAGAATGACCAGATCAAAAAACAATATTT